ATGGCTTCATTTAGACAACGCAACAATACATGGCGAGCCGAGATAAGTGTAAACGGAATTCGCGAAAGTTCAACCTTTGATACAAAAGCTCAAGCTAGGGCTTGGGCATCTAAACGCGAGACTCAGTTACGCGAACAATCGCATGGCAAATTACCAGATCACTCTTTTTTAGAAGCTATTGAACGCTACTTAAGTGAAGTGAGTGTTAAAAAGAAAACTCATGAGAATGAAGTCAAGCGAATGGCTTTCTTCAAGCGTGAGTATAAAAAGCTATGCCAAAAACAATTGGCCAAAGTCACAACTGACGATTTAGTGCAATGGCGCGACTCCCGATTAAAAGAAGTGCAGGGTGCTACTGTCCGACGTGAAGCAAATATTTTAGCTTCTTTATTTACTGTTGCCCGGAAAGAATGGAAGTGGATTAAAGAGTCTCCAATGGCCGACTTGACTTTGCCGCCACCTTCTAAACACCGGGATAGACGAATTGCTCAGGATGAAATTGATAGATTATGTCTTGCAGCAAATTGGGATAACAATGTCCCGATAAATTCTACTCAGCAAATTATTATTGCTTTCCTTTTTGCAATTGAGACTGCAATGCGTGCCGGAGAGATTGTTGGCTTAACTTGGGATCGTGTTTATTTAAAAGATAGATACCTTGTTTTAACTGAAACAAAGAATGGTACTAAGCGAAATGTGCCTTTATCTAAACGTGCAGTTGAATTACTTACTTTATTAAAAGGTCTTGATAAGAAGCAGGTCTTTACTTGTAATTCCCAAAGCTTTGATACGCTTTGGCGTAAATTAAGAGATAGATGTCAAATCACTGATTTGCATTTCCATGACACACGACATGAAGCATGTACGCGCCTTGCAAGGAAATTAGAAGTTTTAGACTTGGCCCGTATGATTGGACATAAAGACTTAAGAAGTCTGATGGTCTATTACAATGCTACTGCAAGCGAAATTGCAACGAGGCTAGATTAGCCTCGTTTACGTGGTCTTCCTTTCTTTGGCTCATCATCTGACTGTTCATTCAACCAGTTTGACAACTCTGCCAAGTTCCATCGTCTTCCTTGACCGCACTTAATAACATAGCGCGGTTTAGGGAAGGTTGGTAAGCAGCAAACCGCTGCCTTGAAGTGAACATCTTTATAGCCTAAATATTCTGCTGCTTGTAAGTCATTAAGCCATATTTCAGAAGGTGGTAACGCCACAACAAAATTACTACCTATATTCGCAATCGCTGTCATGCTTCTAACACTCCCTCATTTATAAATGTCTCAAGTACCCATGCCTCACCTTTAGTGGTAAACATTGGTTGTGAAAAACCAAGTTCTGTTTGCTTAACCTCACCAAATCCCTTATCAATAAACCATTGTTGAAAAAGCCTTGCTCGTTTAACGCCTCGATGATAAACATTTAGAGACTCTAAAATTCTATTCATCTTTACTGCTGACATCTTAATTTTTTGAGCTACTTGTGATGCATTGAGTAGGGTTGATCTTTCAACTACTGTGTTGTAGTAAGTAACCTTTGGGGCTGCAAGTTCAAGTTGCTTTGCTTGGTCAGCTGCCAATTGCAATGCTTCAGAAAGAGTTTGAGGAATTTTTATGCCATTCTTCTGCTTTAATTTCATCAATACATTTTTACGTACAGCTTTTGATTCACGCATTCCAATTAAAGTGCACTGATCCTCAGACAAATTAAAAACGGTAGTTAAGGTTTTGTTTGGATTTTGAACTACGAAACTTTCGTAGTGGTCTCCATCTAATTCATCTTCAACACGTTTATGGAAGTCATTGGCCCGGATTGGTGACTCACCACATTCCATGCGTGCATCATTAATAAGCTTAAGTAAATCAAGACTTGACATAAGATCAGAATATTTTGTTGTTGGTATATTCATAATTCACCCCTCCTTACTTTCCGCTTTAACTTCACTCATTATTCGATTTCCCAATATTCGTGCTTTGATTCATCAAATACAAAGCTGTGGTATTCAAATAGATCATGAAGCTCTTGTTCGTAATTATCACAATTGATGTTTTCATAATCCTCTAGCTTGATACAAAGCTCATTCCAACGATCACGAAAATCACCACCATCCAAAACCTTGATCAATTCACTCATCCCTCAGCTCCCGATTCAACATCCAACAACATGCTGCCTTCCTCTGGATATTCGGTCATCCAAAAGTAATAGCCTTTGCCACTGTGCCCATCTTCAAAAAATTTAATAGTTAGTTCAGTTTCAAGTTGATCTAAATCATTTTCACCATCTGGATTTACAAATTCGAGAAGGCTTTTTAATTGGTGACCATTAAGAGTTATGCTCATTGTTCAGCTCCCGATTCGCTTGCTTCTTCAACTTCATCCCAATTGACAAAGGCAACCCCTGAATCACATTCTATTTCACCCTTGTGATTGCAATTAGGACACTGAACCTTGTCCCCATCCCACAAGTAGCACCCAATGCCACGTTCAGTTGTTACTTCTGCATAGTCGCCAAAACCACAATTAGAGCAAGCATCAAGCCAAGTAATTTTAAGAGTTTTCATTTTGATCACCTGCTGCTTCAACCATTGCCTTATATCCAGTTTTACTCAGCGTCGACATCGGCGCGACTGAATATCGTTCATATGCTTGGAACATCTTTTCAGTTGGTACTCTTGGCACAACAACATAACCCTCTGGCACCGCCTGAGCTTTGGCTTTTTCTAGCTCTGCTCTAAGCCTGTCAATTTCACATGCTGCATGGTTACAAATAACACGTAATTCATCTTCGTTATATTCATCGCTATGCATCATCATTAAATGACTGATTTCAGTTCCTTGGTGGCTATCTCCATCAAAGACCCAAACAGCACCATCATCTTGCTCAAAGCGTAGATTAACTTCACTTCCCTTATTCAAATCTGTCATGTCATCACCCAATTACTGTAAATTTTAAATTCTTTAAGTTAATAGCAGTCATCCTGTTGCAGTGCTGACACTTGGTTCGGGCTCTTTTCTTAAGCTCATCAAGGTCTTCACTAATCTGCTTTTTCTGCTCTGTAATCCTTGTTTGTTGTCGGGACCAATAACGCATAGTGTCTTTTATCCAAATCACTGGATTGACTTTCACGCCACATTTTATACATGTAAGTTCCAATGCTTTAGTGTCAATCTCTACTTGAGCATGTTGGCACTTACGTAGATTTGTTCTTGGGAAAGGAACTACATTTTCTTCGACATTCAAGACGATATGATCTTGAAAAGGGTAGTTCATATTCCCTCTGTATTCTTGATCTGTCATGCTGCCCATCCTTCTTTGTCACGTTTAGCACCAATAGATTTCTTAATTTGTTCAGCATAATTTGTAGCTTTAAATTTGTTCCAGATTGACACTAGAATTGAATAACTCTCTGCATTCTCAATATCTTTAAGCGCTTTTTGAAACTCGGCTTTTAATTGGTTTTGATACTGGTTTTGCTGTAAAACCTGCTGATTTTGGTATTCATCAGAATCAGCATCCTTGGAGTCATCAATAAGAAACAATCCATTTAAAGCGTACTTTCTAGCATATGAACTTGACGCTCCAAATGTTTGAGCAACATCCATCCCTTTCTTATTAACTTCAACACCTGCCTCTGCTTGAACTACAGTTTCTTTGCCTTTGCTATCAATAAACTTAGCAATAGCAGTTACGATAGGGATGCCGCACAATTCTTTTGACTGATCTGATAGAACCAAAGTGCAGTTATATTTGTGCAATAAAGGCTTTACCGCCTCAAGGATTGACTCACAAGATCGGTAATTGTATTTCCCGAATGAGTTGAATTTATCCTTAGGGGCTTTAAGTTCATGTTGAATAGCCACCAAATCCTCAATGACCAGCGTATTATTAACTTGAGCATTCATCTTTAATCACCTTTATATTTCGAATTTGAATAAATCTGAGACAATTCACGAGTCGTTTCGGCTTTCTTAACTACGACTTGATTAACTGGTCCGCATTTGTAATTTGGTTCTTTTTCACCGATAGGTGTGCAGTGCTCTAAAGTTAAAGCCCATCTTTTCCAAGACTTTGAAAGGGCATCCCAGTAGAACATCTGGTCTTTATTGGCTTTCAGTTTCCAATCGCTGCCACCAAAAGTGCTGTAGTGAGTTGCTTCATCTTCTTCACCAACACAGCAACCAAATTGTTCAAGAAATTCTGCATTGAAGAAAAAGCCCATACACACCTCACGCTTTAATAGTCGCTAGAAGTTTTGCAGTGTGTTGACGCTCCATTTCTGCAATCTTGCATTTCCATTGGCGGTATTCTTTTGAGTTGATATCACCACGTTGGAAAGCGTATTCAACCGCACCGGCTAGAAGCTCAGGATGTTTGCTTAAATCCTTCAAAAGCTTTGATTCAGCAGCATCAAACGAGATATTGGCTAACATATTCATGAGTTAGTACCTCTCACTGCCGAGTCAAATACTGCTTCCAAAGCGTCACGAGCCTTTGTGTATTCCTCTTCGGTTTTGTAGCAATACTGATGTCTGCCAACATTCAGAACGAAAGATGTGTCATCTCGTCCGCCAATTTTTGCTTTGTATGGAGCAGGTATTTCAAGTTCAAGCTTGATGGTTTGGGGTTTGATGCGTAGTTTCTCTGCGGTATCAAACACAGAAACAAATGTGTTCCCTTTTACTTCAAACCATTCATCACGGCTTTTTCTAAAGTACTCAACAATTTCGCCCTTAGCCCATGCAAGCTTCGCCTCAGCACCGCTAATCAAGGCTGGGTCTTGTTTTTTTACTGGCAATATTGGTTTTAGTTCATATCTTTCTAAGAACTCACCAATAGGCAAATCCCACTGATCATTTAGATAGACATAGTGTCTTTCATCCAAATAAAGCCACTTATCACCATATTGATCTTCATGAGTCGCATCCTTCACATCATTACGCTTCAAAACAACAAGGTCGCGTAGTTGAGGGAGGGTGAGTTCTTCTCGTTTTCTACCTTCACTTAAAGAACCAAAATAGTAATCAGCATATCCACCATCCCATGTCGCCAAGTAGCATGGCAGGCCTATACCTGTAAAACCTTCTTCCTGGAATCCAAGCTGCTTTAACAACTCCTGAGCCTCTTTGCTCTCAGCTTCATCATTAACTTTGATTTTGTAGTTATCCATGAGAGTGCTCCTTGGCTAAAGGCTCTTCATAAATCCATAGAGTTTTGCCACTGCCATAACGAGCAGAGTAGACGCCTGTGCCATCTGTATTGATGATCACGCCAAGGTCATATGCAGCTTGACGGTCTGAAATCTCCAAACCTTTGGCCTTCATACGATTTACAACACCTCTCGTGTAAGGGCGCTTGCCTTCTGCTTTAGCGTCTTTTACACATTGAAGAACTTGTAATTGACGTTCTGATAAATTGAGAGAACTTGACATCACTCCACCCCCTCAACCTGAACGCGGACATAAAGGTTTTCTTTTGCTTTGAGTTCGTTGACGTGTTGCTCGTCGGCACAGCCTCGTAAGAATGCAAATACAATGAAGGTGATAATCCAGAAAGCTAAAAAAGCTTTCGAGCCATCCCTGAAGGCTTGGCTAAACTTGTACTTTTCAATTCTTTGATTCATAATGACCTCACTCGTTGAGTAAAAGTCCCGTCGGTCAGATGTCTGGGACTTTTTTGTTATCTGGTGAGATTTATTAAACCAAAGGTATAAAATAAAAGCAAGCATAAATTAAACCATAGGTGAAAATAATTTATGATTAGGTTTAAATATGCTTTAATAGACAAAAGAAAACCCACCGTGGTGGTGGGTTTTCTTATAAAGGATAAATGAAATCACTATTTGAGTTGCTTAGGTGAGAGTGCCTCTAGAACCTGATTTGCTAAAGGAGCTTGAATAGATCCTTTTTTAGCTTGTCCAAGAAGATACTTTGGCAATTGAGTATTTATATACTGATCCTTCAGCCATCTTCTAAACTCCCCAATACAAGATAACGGATAAGCATAGGGCGCCTGAGGATTTGACTGAGCTTGAGGATAATATTCAGGATAATTATGTTGATAATTGATCCTTTTCCCATGTAGCTTCTCTAAATCACATTCCTTCCAATGTTTACTCCACGCCATACCAACAGAAATATCAGGAATGACTTTATCGCTAACAATAATTCCACTTCTAATCATTGGTACAATTAACGATGCCGCCTCATTAAAAACACCAAAATAACCATCAGGTACTGCGGAAATTGTTAAGTCCACTCGATCATGGAAGAATTTCCAACTATCAAGCTGTTTTTGATTCGGTGAATATCCTGTGGCTTGGTATACGAAATCTCTAAATTTTAGTCTAGCAAGGTTTCTAAATGCCTGAATTGCTTGAGGCCTTGGATCCTCAACAACAAAAGCGTAATACTCAAGCATTGCAAGACAAACTGGCTCAGTAAAGGCGTTGATTTCACGACCTTTATATTCAGCTTTTAAATAAAGCTCATCTTCAAAGTAACCATTTTGTTCTAGAATCTCATTTATTTGTATGCCGCGAGGTTTTAATTTCTCTTCAGACCAATTATTCGTTAACCTAACAAAAGGCCCTCGTCCAAGACCACACATCCTCTCAAGACCCCTGCCTGTCAAGTAGGGAACCCCACTCTCTAGTACACCCATCTCTACATCGTCTATCTCTATCTGACAGTCAACTCTAAATAGGTGTTGTTGGTCTCCAATTTTATTGGTACCCGAGTTGGATGTATTTACGCTTAGATAGTTGTTATCGCTTGTTTTTTTACTGGTACCCATTACTCCCCCTCCCGAACCGTTAAATTACTGTGTCGGGTTCACAGTTTATTAATCTTTGGTGTTATTAATCTTCTGCCCAAGCTTTCCTTCTTTTACCAACTGAACGACTTGTTCATTTGTAAGTACAGGAATAAAGACTTTGTCGCCAATATCTTTGGAAAGAATCTTCACTTCTTCGGCTGTTAGCACCAAAGCTTCACCATGTTTCGCAGCATCATTGATGCGAGCAATAATCTGATTGATTGGTAGTTTTGCGTTATCCAATTCCATTCTCCTTTTTTAACCTGCACGCCAAAATTGGCGACCCATAACTTTAAAATTCAATCCATTTTGCTCCGTGACTTCACGATCTCTGTATTTAGGATTTAGGCTGTGCAGAATCAGTTTCCCGCCTTCTTCCTTGAAAATCTGCTTAATCATGCCTTCACCCTCAAAGTAAACAGCATAAATTTGACCATCAATAATGTCGGTTTGGGATATATCAATGCCAACCAAATCCCCATCATCAATCTTGTCCGCCATACTGTCGCCTTTAGCCTTGATGATGCGCATGCAATCAGGATGAACATTTTTTTGTTTAAAAAAACTAGGTGGGAATGGCTGTTTTCCATTGATCACATCAAAGTGAAACTCTATAGATTCTCCTGTGCCACAAGAAAAACTTGCCTCTACCACATCAATCCAGATAAATCCATCATCCCCACCATACTCAACTACTGACGGGCTTTGAATATCATTCACATCAAATGATGATTCATCTTTCTTGGATAGACCGTGCTTATCCATAAATTCTTGCATGTTGAAGTTGGTTAAATTTTGTTTTTTCTTCCCGTTTAGAAGCCATCCGGCATCAACTTCTAAAAGTTCGGCCAACTTATCCAAAGTCTCTTTGCCAATCTGTCCTTTTTTCCATTTAGAAGGCGCTTGAGGAGTCAGGCCAATCATTGTGGCAGCTTTAGACCATGATAATTTCTTTGCTTTCAGTGCTTCCTGAATGCGCTCAACCATTGTGCTCATAACTTTCATCGCGTGAAACCTTTGGTTAAATTTTCGTATAAAAAATATAAAATTGTAAGCAACCATAGGTTGAAAATAATTTTAACTCATGGTTTAATAAAAATATTAATTAGGTTTAAATAAGGTTTAAGATATGAATCCTATTCAACAAGCCATTGATGTTGTTGGTGGGCGAACCAATGCAGCGTCATTACTTGGGATATCCTACGTTGCTGTAAGAAAGATGGCAGAGAAAGGTGTATTGCCACGTACTGATTACACAGGTGAAACCAACTACGCACAGATTCTTGCTGAGCACAGTAACGGGAAAGTGACTCAAGAATGGCTACTCGATAAAGCAAATCCAAAACATTTAGCGGCATAAGGAAAGTTTTATGAGCCTTGAAAAAAAAATCTACGCATGTGCGCTTATCTCCCGAAATCCATGAACGAGCAAAAATACTTGCTCATGTTAAAGAAAAGGATCTCGCGGCCTATCTAGGTTTTCTTATTGAAAAAGAGATAGTTGGCGAGTGGCATGTATTCAATATACAAGCAAAATCTTTCGAGCGTTTGGGAATGTCGGCTTTAGTACGGGAATTGAGTACAGAAGTCAGCTTTTCAGAGGGATCGGAAGGGATTAACGGGATTTTAGACAAATAAAAAAGCCTGATGGATGAGATCAGGCTTAGTGTTCAAACAAGGTGGATTAAATGAACTATCAAATATTAGCAGACATTGAACTAAATCGGAAGATTAGTTTGTTTCAAAAAGCGGTTGGGGCTTATGTGCTTAATCGAACTCTCGAAAACTCTATGGCATTGGCTAAAGCGAAAGCTGATTTAGCTGCATTTGTATGGAGAGGTGTTTGATGGGTGCATTAAGAGTTTTGCCTTTGGAGAATGTAGACATTCACCCAAGCACAGCAAAAAGAATCGAGCAAAAAGCCATGTCCAAAAAAGAAGATGGGTACACACCATTGCCTAACTTTGTTTGTGATGAGGGGTATTTGGCTGTTTTAAGTGGTGAAGCAATTAAATGTCTAGTTTTGCTTAATAGACAAATCAAAGGCTTTCATGAAGAAAACAAGGCTATTGGTGAATCCTTAATTTTAAAATTAACAGGCTTTAAAGACAAAAGAACTGTCAGAAAAGCGATGTCTGATTTAGCGAAATACAACCTAGTAAAAATCACTAAAACTTTGGGTAAAGTTACAAGTTATGAAGTGACTTTTGAAGATAGATTATCTATAGAACTAGTAGCATCAAATGATACTGGTGCATCTAAAGTAGTTACATCAAATGTACCTAGACTAGTAGCATCAAATGATACTGGAACTAGTAGCATCAAATGTCACTCTGTAAAAGAAAAGAAAAGAAACTTAAAAGAAAGTGAGCAACAAGAAAATCCAGTTGATGAAGTTCTGAATATCTGGAAACCAGATTTACAACAATTGAATTCTTGGATGCAAAGATCAGGTTTACCAAAAATCAATCAAGCTCAAGTTGAAGAATTACTTCTTGAAATCAACCCACACTACGAAAACAAAATCATCACTGGTGCAGTAACAAGCACTCAGATGTATTCAAATTTCGTGAAGTGGGTAAAACGTGATTTCAAACTTGTTGAAAAACTTTTCAAACAAGCAGAACAAAACAACACTCAAGCAATCAATCCTGAAAATCTCGAAACAGAAATGGGGGATTGGTAATGTCGAATATTCATAACATCCCTATGGAACAAGCAGTTCTTACAGCATTGATGACTGTAGACAAATCATTTGATGTTGTAAGTAACGATCTTGATGTTGAGTGCTTCTTTCCAGAGCGCCATAAGCAAATCTTCCAGGCGATTGCCGACCTTGCAAACGAAAACAAACCTTATGACTTCGTTATGGTTGAGCAGCAGCTTAAACAAAAAAACGTAATTCATTTGATGGGTGGTTCTGAATACCTGCTTCAAATGAGCAGCGAAGCGCCTTCAAGCTTTTACAACCTGGAGTCTTATGTTGCAGAACTAAACAAGTTCAAGGCACACCGTGAAGTTGAGCATATCGGGCAAAGCATTGCTGAGATTGCTAAAGACTTAACAATCCCTGACGTTCACATTGCAGCAGAAAGCATCCTGGATGGGAAGAAAACTTCGAATGATGTTGAGAAGACTAGCTTCACATTTGAAGAGGCTTTGAATCGTGCTACAGATCGTTTAATCCAAAAGGCTGAGGCTAAAGCTAACAAGCAGTACACAGGCGTAAAGTTTAACTTAACTCACCTGGATAACCTTGTTGGATTAATTCAAAAAGGACACTTCTGCATCGTGGGTGGTCGTCCTGGTTCAGGTAAATCAACTCTAGCTCAAATGTTAGTTATTCAGACAGCAGTGCGATACAACGAGCCTGTATTGGTTGTATCTGCCGAAATGGATGTAGAGACATTCACAAACCGTTGTATCTCAGCTTTAACTCAAATCCCTTATGACAACATTCATAACGCTGAATTATTTGATGGGATGTTGGCTCAATTTGCAGATGCTCAAAGACGGTTCAGTTCTTTGCCAATCCATATCGAAGACAAGCAAAAGCCGACAATTGCAGAAATACATTCTTGGGCTCGTAAAGCTAAGCGCAAATACAAAAGACTAGGATGCATCGTTATTGATTACCTTCAATTGGTTCGTGACCCAAGTAAGAAAGACCGTTACCAGGAAGTAAGTTCAATTAGCCGTGATTTAAAAGCATTGGCTAAAGAGTTTGACTGCCCGGTTATCGCATTGGCTCAGCTTAACCGTGAGTCTGAGAAAGGCAAGCGCCCTAAAGCATCAGATCTAAAAGAATCAGGTCAGATCGAACAAGATGCAGATCAAATCATTCTGGCGAATCCAATCATTGGTGAAGACGACCTGCCATCAGGTGTCACCGAATTAATCGTTGCTAAAAATCGTCATGGCAAGAAAGGCGTAGTTCGAGTTATGGACCGCTTAGATATCTGCCGTTTTGTGACTATTCGAGAAGAAGAGAGAGGTGCAGCGTGAGCGTACAAGTGCAAGTAACTTCGATCGATCGCCAGAAGATGCAATTCAACGTAGAGGCGATAGATGGTTCAAGAGTAATTCTCAAACGCGCATTCAACTTCAAGACTGAAACGAAAAAGCATATTGAGTCAGTGATTAATAAAGAACTTAAGACATTCAACAAGCCTTCGTATGGCGGTATTGAGATTGTCTTTATGTGTCCAGTAGGAGTGTTCTCATGAGATTAGCAAATGATAAAAAAACTCTAGATTGGATTGAGGAAATTGGCGGTGAGCAGTACGAAGCTAAATTCACTCATGGGACAGTCTACGGATATAACAAATTTAAGTGCCGTTGTGAGTTTTGCAAGGAAGCTAAAGCGCTAAGTAATCAGCGTGCAGCTTTGAAGCGTGCTGTTAAGGCTAACCCACCTCAATCAGTTTTGATTGTTGGAGGTGCAGCGTGAAAGCAATAAAACGAGTTAAAGCATTCCAAAACATTTTTGACATTTTGTTATTCGCTACACATGCAACACAACCTTTCACGATGAAGGATTTGCATGACTATGTGCTAGATGCGCCCAACAACACTATCCAGTGCTATGTGCAGGAATTAATTAAAAGCGGCTACTTGGAAAAGGACTCATACGCAACTTACAAAGCAACTCAATACGCAAAAGACATCCTGAATGTTAAAGGGGAGCTTGTAGCATGATCGAATTCGTTGATTACACCGCAATGATGAGCCTACGCAGAGCTTACAACCTTGGCACTCGTAATAAAGAAACTAGAGCTGCTGCAAACCTTTACGAGAAGCTAAGAAAGCTAAAAATGCTGGACCAGTTGAAGGCAGAAAGCATGAACGTGACCAGACATGACAAACGTGACGGGGTGAAGGGATGAACGGAGCTACACTTGTAGATGATGATGGTGACTATTGGATCATAACTCCAGTTGTTTGTTTTATCTGGCACAGTTCAAGAAAAGCTTGGGTTGAATATGCAAATCGCGATGAAGTTGATATGAGCAAATTGAGGGAGATAAGCCAATGAACGCCACCCAGTTTATCAAAGACCACGGTTTAGAACGGGCGAGAGATAAGGGAATGATCTACAAACACAATAAGACTGGAAATCTCTATTCGCTAATTGCAGTTGCTAATAAATGTGACAACGAGAAGTTTCCAAAGATGGTTGTCTATCAAAGCTTGAGCGACGGGAATGTTTACGCACGACCATACAAAGACTTTTTTAATTCGTTCTCGATCCAAGGAGTCAGCCATGTGTGAGTTTAAAGAAGGTGATTGGCTTACAAGTAAATCTCATGCAGGCCTATTGATATTTTACAAACAAGTTGGCGAAAAAGGTTTTGTTGATGTGATTAGTAGATCTGGTAAGTCGATTGGCTTATCAGCCTACAAGCTGTCAGAACTTGAGCATGCATCAGAAGCCGAGATTAAAGCAGGCCACCGCATTGATGAAGTGGTTCTAGTTTATGCGAACGTTAAGTTCCCCTACAACGTTTTAACTGGTGAGCAAGTTGGTGCTGTTATGCATGCCACACATTTTGGCTGCGACCTAGGCGACGACTTCCCCATAGAAAACCACATTTCGCCAAACTGCAAAGCTAAGGATGTTTGAGATGGATAAGTGCAGAGAAGAGTTTGAGCAAAACCCTAAAACCAAAGAATTACTTAGTGATTCTATCTATTTTGATGAAAAAGAAAACCGATACAAAGTCAATGCAGATGGTTGCTTGATATCAGTCGTTTTTCTTAATGGGCGCTGGGAAGTTTGGCAAGAACAGCAAGCGAAAGTGGAGGAGCTGCAAAACCTATATACACAACAAGGCATAAATATGCTGAAGCTGCAAAAGCGGGTGGAATGGCTAGAGGAACGCTTAAAAGCAACTGATACCTTAAGCAAAATGCGAGCTGGTGTTATTGGTTCATTTAAGACTCAAGAATTTAATGCTCGCACGAAAAGAAAAATGATGATCCTGAAAAATGCAGAGCAAGCGCTCAAGGGGGAGGCATGAAGCTACGAACAATCCCACAAGAGTATGAATCAATACAGTTTGAGGGAATAACAGAAGAGCTAGAAGCTTTTCTAAATGGTACAGAGTCAAAGGTGTATCTGCAAGGTGAAGACTTTGTATTGTCTGGATTTGTTGGGAATCAAGGCATAGACATAGGTGATTATTTGTATAAGACAGACTCACCATTAACCCTTGTTCATGTCGCACATAACGATAAATCGTTTGGTAAATACTTTGAGGTGCTGCAATGACCACATTCAAAGAGGCTCAAAGGGTCCAGTCACTGAAGGCAGCTCGTTCTAAGCGATTCAACCGAGTACCTACAGAAGATCAAGAACAAATGACGCTCATGAGTTGGGCGCATCGTGTGAAGTATGGTTCAGGTCGTTTGAGTGATTACTTATTCCACATTCCTAATGGTGGATCTAGAAACATCATTGAAGCTGCAAAGTTTAAGAAGTTGGGCGTAAAGGCTGGTGTTCCAGACCTTCAGCTTATTGTTCCAAATGGTGAGGTGCATGGGCTTTGGATTGAGTTGAAATCAAAGAAAGGGAAGTTACAACCAAGTCAAAGACTCATGATCCAACGCTTAGAAGAACAAGGTTACATGTGCAAAGTCTGCTTCGGTGCAGATGAAGCCATTGATGAAATCAAAAAATACTTAATGATTTAGGGTGACGGTATGAATGCAGTAGCAGTTGAGAAGTTTGAACGTTTTGAATGGTTGACTCATGGTTTAACTGCGAGTTCACCAAGTATTGAGCCAGTGGTCCGCGGAACAGGAGAGAAACCATTGAACTATCAAGACCGCTTGGGTGCTATTGCTTCAATGGAAACCCAGTTAGCAAAGTCAGTCACAGCGTTGATTGTATTTGAGGGCAAGTCAGAAAGTGATTATGAATATGTTCGTAACCATCTGGCTAAGATCATGGTCCACAATGCTACAGTTGATAAGAAGCGCGAGCCTGAGCACGTTGCTATTTATCACTTGGCTTGGCTTATTGCCCGTATGGTTTTAGACTTCGCATTAAATCCTGAGTTAGAAGAGCATTACACAGCCAAAGGCCGCTTGGCTTATTCGGGTTTAAAAAGTCATCAGATGAGCACAGAGTGTTACCGCAAGACATGGAAGCCTTACGAGAACCTAATGACAATGGCAATTGAGTCAGCAATTGATGAAGCAGGCAAAGCGGTTGAAGCCTACAAAAGAAATACTTACAAAGATATGAAAGCGTAGGTATTCCATTATTGCGGAAACAAGAGTATAGTTTTTATATACTGGTCGTATTACGGATTTCCGAAGACCAACACATCAAAGCTCACTTAATCGTGGGCTTTTTTATTGCCTATTGAAAAGTGAGAAGAAGAATGGCTTGGTTATCAAACAGACATGCACCAACTAAACCAAATCAATTATGTGTATTAGCAATTAAAGTTGACAGTGAGTCTATTGATTACCTGCCAGCAGTATGGGACATGTGTGATAGTGAAGATAAGCATTTCACTCTTACAGTAGATCGCCTGATCTTGGTGATATTGTCAAATTAGAACAAGTTGAAGCTTATATGATTTTTCATCCTCTAACTGTTGAAGATAAAAAGCATTTCTAAAAGCTTTCGCTACGTTTCCTTTGCTTTTTGGAGGTTCACATGCTCCGAAGAATTAAGCAGGTCTTTTGCATACATGTTTGGGAATATGAATCCGACATGTTTAATCAGAAAGAATGCAGAAAGTGTGGAAAGATTAAGTGTTTGTGGCCCTGTCGTTTGACGGGGTTTTCTTTTTTTACGCCATTCGTCTAATTGGATAAGACATCATAATTCTAGTGTGATTGATGCGGGTTCGAGTCCTGCATGGCGTGCCATTTAATTTAGAGAAGTGTGCTGCATAGATATAGCCTCTTGCCAAAGTGGATATCAAAGCTAAGGAGTAGCTCACTTCATCTAAGTCAAATGGATTGGGGTATTTATGAATCGAAAACAAAAGAAAGCAAAACGATTGGCTGCCAAGGCACATACAAAAAAGCAAGCTCAGATCTATATGACTCCTAAAGAGAAGCAAGACATTTATGAGTGGAACACTGCTCACAATGAACTGCATGAAGAATTCATGGAAGGTTTTGAAGAGCCTCAGTTCATTAAGGGTTTTAAGGTCGGCATTTGGCTTGCATTCTGTGCTGCAATAATTTGGATATTCTGGCATTTCTTGGGGTGAGCATGGACATAATCGAAGCGAAGAAGAATTTAAATGCACTGTGCAATGAAATTGAAAAGCTACAGAACCTCTCGCGTGGCTTGATGACGGCTAAAGAAATGCTTGATATTGACGCGAAGATAAAGCGACACAAAGAGCAAGTGAAGAACATTAGAAGTAATCTTCATGCGTGATTCAAAGCGATTGAAGGCTGTTAGGTTGTTGCCTTGCGTTAGGTGTGGTTCTAGTCCTTCACAGGCAGCACATTCAAACAGTTCGAAGCATGGCAAGGGTAGGTCGATAAAGGCCAGTGACGAGTTCACAGTTCCTCTCTGTCACTCATGTCACAGTCAATTCGACCAATTCAAACTAGGCACAAGACAAGAATCAGAAGCTTTGTTTGATGGGTGGTTGGAGAAGACCGAGCGGATGTTGAATCTTAATAGTGATGAGGTGTTTTAAGGGGTACGTTAAAAACGAAACCCTTTGAACTATTCGGAATTTCCCAATAATTGAGGTGAGCATGAAAACAGCAGTGTTCACTATTAAGAACCATTGCGACATTTCGCCTGTTACTAATTTTCTAAATAAGAACCATGCTCAAGCTGCTGCTGAGGGGAAGCCTTTGGTAGTAGAGATCAAGCCAGAATCAAAAGACAGATCCAAAGCACAAAACCGACTCTATTGGAAATGGCTTCACGAAATACATAAGAAAACTGGCAATGATGAAGACCAGTTGCACTTCGAGTTTAAGAAAAAGTTTCTGATCAATATTTTGAAGCGTGACGACGATAGTTACGCCGAGATGTGCTTAGCCATATCTCAACTCAAACAAAGCGAATCTGAGCAATTTAGAGCGATTGCAGATGGTGTTATTCGTGAGACTTCTACAACAAGAATGAATACATCGCAATTCACAAATTATTTAAACCTAATCGAAGCATTTGCACTTAAAGAATTTGGGATGGTTTTACCTGTGCCTGATGACTTGAAGTATGCATTAGAAAAATGAGGAAACAATGGAAGAACAAATCAAAGGCGCAGAACCCTTAAAGAATTTACGCCATGAAGAGTTCTGCCACGAATATTTAAAAACGTTAAGCTCTCAAGAAGCTGGCAAAGCAGTAGGGTTTAAGACCCGACAACATGCTTGGGATGTGCTGCAACGCGAGGAAGTAGAAGAGCGTATTGCCTATTTGAATGAGCAACGTCTTCAGCGTGTTGATGTAGATGCGGACTATGTGCTCAAACGTCTTGTAGAAATAGACAGGATGGATGTTTTAGACATCATGGACGATAAGCTGCAAATGAAACCACTAAGTGAATGGCCACCAGTTTGGCGCCAATTCATTAACAATATGGAAAGTGTTGAACTTGCCGAAGGTGCTGGCTGGCTCAAGAAAATCAAATGGCCGGACAAAGTGAAGAACCTTGAGTTGTTAGGCAAACACATTGCTGTTGGGGCCTTCAAAGAGAGTGTTGAGCATAAGCACAGCGGGTCAGTTGATCTTAAAAGTGTTCCAGATGATGCATTAGATAAGCGGATCAAAGAACTTGAAAATAAGGTGATGCAAAATGACAAGAGGGGAGAAGCTTGAGTATTTAGCATTGCTGGAAGAAAAGGCGCGACGCCTTGAAGAATATAGATATAAAGACTTTGGTGCAAAACTTTACCCATTCCAAAAAGAGCTAATTTGGGCAACTAAACAATATTCCCAAGTCATGTTAATGGCTGCTAACCGTGTCGGGAAAACAATGACCGGTACTTATGTAGACACAATTCATGCGCTTGGACATTATCCGGATTGGTGGGATGGGCATACTTTTGATAAAGCTCCTTTAATCTGGTTATTAGGGTACTCAGGCGAAAAGATCAGAGACCTTTTGCAGACTCCTATTTTTGGTAGACGTATTGAGAATAATTGGACTGGTGGACTAATTCCTCCTGAATACATTCTTGAGCATGAGTCAATGACAGGTACACCTAATGCTATGCGTACTGTTTATGTGCGTCATGGTGGTGGTGGTGATGTTCAATACCAAACTTCAAAAGTTCAGTTGTGGTCATACTCTCAAGGGCAGCATGCGTTGATGGGTGACAGTGTTGACTGGTATCACATTGATGAGGAGCCGAAGGATCAACAGATTTTCCCACAGGTTTTGACTCGTACTGCAACAGGCGATCAAGGCAAAGGCGGTAGAGGAATTCTAACGTTCACACCTGAGAATGGACGAACTGATCTAGTTATTCAGTTTATGGATACTCCATCAAAAGGTCAGTATCTGATTCAAGCTGGTTGGGATGATGTAACACACTTATCTGAACAAACAAAACAAACGCTTCTTGAATCATTTCCCCCACATCAAAGGGAAATGCGTACAAAAGGCGTTCCAATGCTTGGTCATGGTCGTATCTATGATTTGAGTGAAGATTTCATCACATGCGATCCGTTTGAGATTCCAGATCACTGGATGGTTATTGATGGTATGGACTTCGGTTGGGATCACCCACAGGCTCAAGTGCAGCTTGCAATCGACTTAGAAGCGGAAACTGTCTACGTCACTCATGCATGGAAACAGCGGCAGGTTTCACCAAATGATGCTTGGGGTGCAGTCAAAGGTTGGGCAAAGGGTGTTCCTACAGCATGGCCGCTAGATGGCCTGCAAACTGAAAAAAGCTCAGGCAATCAGCAAAAATCATATTACAAAGAGGCAGGCTTTAACATGCTAGCTAATCATGCAACTTGGCCTGATGGCTCTAATGGTGTAGAGGCAGGACTTTTTGAAATACTGGACTTGATGCGAAAAGGTAAGTGGAAAGTATTTAAAGGACTTAGAGTCTTTTTCGATGAGTTTCTCCAATATCATCGTGATGAAAAAGGGCGAATTGTCAAAACAAATGATGACGTGCTTGATGCCACTCGTTATGCCTACATGATGCGAAGATTTGCAGTTCAAAAAGGCTTAATTGGTAAGCCAACAAGCGCACCACCTCCACCTAAAGCCGCTTCATCTTGGATGGGATAAAATGGATAAAGACGAAAAAGACATTCTCGCTCAAGCAAAGAAGTTTCGTGACGATGCTCAAGACTATTGGAACGATATTTATTGCCAAGGTCGAGAAGATAAAGAGTTTGTGACAGTTAAAGGCGCTCAGTGGGACAGTGAAGCTATCAAGAAGCGTCAAGCCGAAGGTAAGCCAACGTTAGAATTTAACCTTGTCCATACGTACTGCCGTCAGCAAGTTAATACTCACAAGCAAAATCGACCTCAAATTCAAGTAGTGCCAGTTGACAGTGGTGCCGATGAAGAAATGGCAAAGGTACTTGCTGGTCTCATCAAAGACACTGAAGAAGCAAGTAACTTTGAAGATGTAAACGACATAGCTGTTGAAAACGCTGTTTATAGTGCGGTTGGATTTATCCGCATCACTGCCGATTACATCCACGAAAAGAGCTTCAATCAGGAGCCAAAGTTCAAAGCTGTACATAACCCTGAAGCAGTTCTAATTGATCCGCTATCGCGCGAAATGGACGGTTCAGACATGAGCAAAGCGCTTGTGTGTGAATGGGTGTGCAAAGACACCATTGAGAAGCAATACGGCAAAGATGCTGTATCTGACTTTGAAATGGATGGCATTGAGAATTGGTTCAATGAAACTGAAAATACGGTCCTTATTGCTGAATATTTCTATAAAGACGAAGTTAAAGACAAGCTAATTATGCTTGAAGACGGTACGACTGATTTTAAATCTGTTTTGCTACAAAGCTTCAATGAAGAAGATCTAAAAGCATTCACGGTTAATGAGCGAGATACGACACGCACTGAAATCAAATGGGCTAAGTTATCAGGCTGTAAAGTTCTTGAAACTGGTGTTTTCCCCGGTAAGTACATTCCAATTGTTCCAGTTTATGGTGAAGTCATCTGGATTGGTGACAAGCGTCATATCTTCTCACTTGTACACTTTGCTAAGGATCCACAACGTCTATTCAACTATTGGAAGTCAACTGAAGCGAACATTCTTCAGAAAAACCAAGATGAGTTGACTGTGGTAGATGCGAAAGCTACTCAAGGTTATCCAGAGTGGGATGACCCATCAAAATATAAGCATCTTCGCTACGATTACCTTGATGAAAATGGCAACCCACGTCCGGCACCAACCAAAATTGGCTCAGCGCAAGTACCAGTAGGCATTTTAAACGCTTCTGAATCTGCAAAGACTTTGATTGCGGATACATTGAATATGCATGCACCGCAAATGGGGCAAGACGTAAATCAACAATCAGGTAAAGCTATTGGCTTATTGCAACGTCAGGGTGAAACATCACAGTTCCACTTCCAAGATAATGACAATAAGTCTATTCGCCATTGTGGGCGCATTCTGTTGGGGTTGTTTCCTGTTTACTACGACACTCCTATGGTACGTCGCATAATTGGGGCAGATGGTGAGTCAGAAATGGCTAGGCTTAATGCTAAACCTCAGAATGAAGATGAAATGGCTAAGGCAATTGATGGCGTCTTAAATGATATGTCAGTTGGTCGTTATGACGTTCGCATGGACACAGGCCCTTCATTTAATACCCAACGTGAGCAGTCATTCCAATTGATGATGCAATTAGCTCAGTTTGCGCCAAATATCATGCAAGCGGCTGGTGACTTGGTAATTAAAGATTCACCACTCTTGAATGCGAAGCAAATTGCAGAGCGTGTGAAGAAGTTAATGCCGCCTCAAGTGCTTGAAGAAGGGCAAATAAATCCTGAGCAAGCTAAAGCACAAATCACACAGCTTGATCAACTTGTACAACAGCTTACTGGTGAGATTGAAACTCTCCAAAGAGAAGTACAAGACAAAGTTGAAGATCGAAATCTTGAGTTACTTAAAGCGCAGATTAATGCTGATAAGGACCTTAAGGTTGCACAAATCAATGCTTCTAGCCGTGCAGATGTCGAAGAACTTAAAGGCACTGTTGCTTTACTTAAAGAGCAAATTGGGCTTAATCAAGTTCCTCGGCAATGGCTAACACAAGGTGAATCAATTTCTAATTATGAAGTTGATCCACCACAACAAGATTATTCGCTGCAAGGTGCGTATGAACCACCACCTGAGCAAGCGCAAAGCATACAGAACCCTGCCGAACAGCAGGGTTTTTTAATGCCTGATGAAACGGTTCAACAACAAGACTTCGCTCCTAGTCCTGATCAGACTGGGGAAGGCGCACAACTGATCGAAGGTAATTTATTGCCAAACTTGGAGCAACAAAATGGATCCGAATTCTGATACTCAAGACGTCGTTGAAACCACTGCAACGGAAAATACAAGTGTAGAAAGTCAAGAGACAAATTCTCCAGAAACAGAAACTCAGGAGCCTGAGACAGGTGAGCAACAACAAGATGGCGAGCCTAAAACAGAACCTGAAAAGCCAAAGAAAAGCCGTGCACAAGAGCGTGTCAAGCAAGCCTTACAACGTGCTTTCGAAGCTGAGCGAAAACTCAAAGAGTATGAAGCTCAGAAGGAAGCACCACAGGGTGATACTAAACCAGTTAAACCACGAATCGAAGACTTTGAAACATATGAAGAGTACTTGAAAGAGCACGACGCATATGAAGAAAAGCTAGATGAATGGCGAATTAGTGAAGCTGAGCGTCGCATTCTGGAAAAGCAAAGTAAGGCGCAATCAGAAAAGTCGCAGACTGAAAAACAAGTTGAAATGGAAGGCGCAATTGCTGCTTTTGCAGAACAAACGCCTGATTTTGATGATGTGGTTCAAAAGGGCATTGCTCGTCAACTGCCTATGCCAATTTCGCTGGATGAACTTGCAGATGAATTTGGTTATGACGCTGCTACACAAACACGACTTCTCTATGAGCTGGCTAAAGATGAAGAGTTGCACCAACTGGTTTCGGATTCATCAAAACTCAAGGCTGCACGAATCTTAAGTGAGCGTGTGGATTCTTGGGGAAGCAAACCAGCCACTCCACCTGTTTCGAAAGCTCCACCACCAATAAAACCTGTCCAAGCTAATGCGCCTGCTGTTCGTGACCCATCCAAGATGAGCGATGACGAATGGTATAGGACTGAAACACAGAACCGGAATAAAGGAAAATAATTTATGGCTAATACCATTCTTACGCACCAAATGATCGCTCGTGAAGCAGCTAAAATGCTGGAAGAAGAAGCGCCATTTATTGCGAATATTAACAAAGGTCGCCAAGAAGAATTTGGTAAAGATGTACAGGGCTACCAAAAAGGCGATACTGTAAAAATCAAAATCCCTACAGCTGGCCGCGTATATAACGGTTCAGTATTTGCAGAGGGCGGTGGTGCAACTGACGTTGTAGAAGAGTCTGTAAACTTGACTCTTGATACTCAAAAACACGTTGCATTGCAGTTTGGTGCTAAAGAAAAAGCACTTAACCTTACCGACTTTAAAGATCGCATCTTGCGTCCTCAAATGCAGACGCTTTCATCTGTTGTTGAAGCGGATCTTATTGCACGTGGTGTGCTTGGCACTCCTAACCAAGTTGCTATGTCATTATCTGGTACAAACCCTTCTAATGCTTTAGCCTTGGGCCGTGCAAAGTTGAATCAATACTTAGCACCTGCGGGTGATCGTTCGGTAATCCTTTCTAGTGCGGCAAACGTTGCTCTGAGTGGTGAAGTGTCGCGTATGTATAACCCGACGCAAACATCAAGCAAGGCTTATTTGCAAGGCTATGTAGCAACTGCATTTGGTGCAGACTTATATGAGCATCAATCTGTTGCGGTATTCAACAATGGTACTGCTACTGGCATTACAGTAAGTGGTGCCAACCAAACAGGTAAAACAGTTGTCTTGTCGGCTGCAACTGCTGGTACATTAACACAGGGTACAATCTTTACGATTGCTGGTGTTAACGCAGTGCATCCTTTGACTGGTCAAGATCTTGGAGTTCTTCAGCAGTTTGTAGTCACTGCTACAGCTACAGTGGGCACTAACACTGCTGTTTCAATCTATCCGGGCCTTAATGCAACAGCACCAAACAAAACAACAAGTGCATTACCTGCTAATGGTGCAGCAGTAACTGTTGTATCAACTAATGGCTTCCAAAACTTGGAATTCCATAAAGATGCATTTACAACTGCATTCGCACCACTTCCAGTTTTGGCTTCATGTGAAGGTTATACAGCTCGTTTGCCTAGTGGTATTTCAGTGCGTGTTATGACATTTGGTGATGGGAATAACGACTTTGAGCGTACCCGTATTGATGTGTTGTATGGCTTCCAAGTTGTACGCCCTCTTCATGCTTGCCGTATTACTCAAGCCTAAGCTTTCTTGACGACAAATGCCCGCATCTTGCGGGCGTCGTCATTTTTGGAGGACTGAAATGTCAAATGAATATCCGAAAATGCTCTACAAAGGCGATTTAGTTAATTTTGAATACACAACTGCCAATTCAGATGAGCACGAAGAAGAATTAAAAACAGATGGCTGGGTTGAACATCATGAGTTGGAAGAGCCAGTAAGTATTGGCGAGACTGATGATTCAGCAGAAGAAATAAAAGAAATTGATTTGGATGCTTATGTTCCTGTTGAGCAGTTTGATGTAGTGGCGCAAAAACTCCTTGAGGCAGAAGGGGAAGTTGGTGAAAAAAGCATTGAACTTGAAAAAGCAAAACAGCAAATCACCAATACAGAAGAACAGCATGCAATTGTAGTCAGCAACCTTGAGGGCGAAATTAATCGCTTAAAAGAAGAGCTAACACAAGCCCCGGCAGCAAATGGTGTTCCACAAGAAGTTTATGATGCAGTCTACCAAGAGCGCGAACAGCTTCTTAAAGAAAATGCACAGTATAAATACTCAGCTATGAGTGCAGCGGAATTAAAAACGGTGCTTGATGGCAAAGGTATTAAATACGGTTCGCGCGATGAAAAGCCCGCCCTCGTAAAGCTTGTGCTTGATAACCAATAACCAATCTTAAGGAGCAGTCATGATCGTCAGTAAGATTGTAGAGTCTGCTATGAAGCAGTTGGGGATCTTGGCTTCTGGTGAACGTGCTAGTGGCGAGGACATGGCTGATGGCATTGAATGTTTGCAGGACCTTTTGGACCAATGGGCTTTGGATAAGCTTTATATATACAAAGCAAGTACTCTGATTATTCCGCTTAATGGAGCAGGTGAGTACCGCATAGGTAATAAAGCAGACATTCAAGACTGTTGTGAATACGAGATTTTAAATTGCCCAGTATGCACACCAGACGAACCAGCAGAAGATCCTTGCGAATGTATTTGTGGGTGTACTAGTGAGACGCCAAAACCAACCATGGTTGCTGATATTTCTATGGTATCTGATGACGCTTGGCTTGATGACTGCAAGATTAAGCTTGTACGCAACACAAACCGAACTCCGCCAGTTTATGCCCCTGTTGAGTACTGGCAAGAACCTGATGCATGGGTGTTCAAAGTTGAAGAAGGAAACTTCAAGCAACTTAAGTTGAAAGTTTATACGCTTCCAAAGAACCTCAAGCCTAAAGATGAAATCCCTCTACCACCTCAATACAAACGCCCATTAAAGCTGACTTTGGCAATTGAGATAGCCTCAATGTTTGGTACAGAGCCGCCATTAAGTGTGATTCAAAACCAAAGCAATGCAATAGAAATGCTTAAATCAAGCAATTCAGTTCCAGCATATGCCAATAATGATATTCCTGTGGGAGTTAGATGCCATGGCAAGCACTATTATTGATGTGCCTATTGTTGGGCAATCTTATCATTTAAAAGACTGGTCTGTTGATTGCCAGCGCACATTAAATTTATTCCCACAAGTGGTTGAAAGTGGCAATGCGCCACAAGTTGCCGCGCTACTTCCAACATCAGGTCTAATTAAAAAGTTTGAGTTTGATAGTTATATTCGCGGCATGTATGCCATGAGTAGTCAACTTTTGGTGGTTGCAGGGCAAAAACTTTTGTCAGTTAAGTCTGATAACTCTGTTAAGGAGTTAGGAGAAGTTACAGGCATTGGACGTGTTTATTTTGCTGATAACTCAGTTCAAGTAATGATTGTAAGTAACAATACTTACAGTCTTGATCTTAAGAGCAATGTTCTTACTAAACTTGAGTTGGGTGATTTCTTTGGGGCATCCGATGTAACGGTCCTTGATTCTCGTTTTATATGGACTGTTCCTCAATCTGGCCGTATTCAATGGTCGGATTTGCTCTCTACTAAGACTACTGCACTTAGTTATGCTACTGCAGAGGCTAAATCTGACAATCTCGTTAGAACCATTGAAAACAATGGACAGCTTTGGCTTATAGGCGAAAGAACAACTGAGATTTGGGGTTCAACTACTTCAAAGGATCAGCCATTCCAACGAATGGGCGGTGGTGTTATACCAACCGGATGTATTGCACCTGCTTCTGTTTGTCGATTCGGCGATAGTCTCGCTTGGGTAACTCGTACAGAGCATGGTCAAGGGCAGATTGTGATGACTGAGGGGTTCTCAACATTACGTATCTCTAACCATGCAATTGAGACGGATATTAGTAGTTATCAAAATATACAAGATGCCTATGGATTTGCTTATCAGGAAAATGGGCACGCTTTCCTTTTAATGACATTCCCAAGTGCAAAAAAGACTTGGTGTTATGACGCATCAACAAAGATGTGGCATGAGCGTAGTTATTACAATCCAAAAACATCCCAACACGAACATCACCGGGCATTTGTACATAGCTTTTTTAGCGGAATGCAACTGGTAGGAGACAGACAAAACGGGAAGATCTATCAGCTAACTCAAAGTAGCAATACAGATGATGGTGAAACAATTGTTCGTGAACGTATAACTCCAGTAGTTAATCCAACAACAGACCGTTGGATCTTTCATCACTTAGAAGTCACAGCGCAAGTTGGTCAAGAATCAAATACAAAACCACAAATCATTTTGGATTGGTCAGATAACCGAGGTCGAACTTGGTCTTATTCAAGACAAATGGATTTGGGTGGTATTGGCGAATATGACAAGCGGTTGATCTTCAAACGACTTGGGCAGTCATTTAACCGTGTTTTCCGGTTGAGGTTTACAGATGCTTCAAGGCTTGTGGTGCTGGAAGCAAAGGCAAAGGTGAGTCAATGAACTTAGAACCTCCTTATAACCATCCAATGTATATAAATGGGCAGATGACTATGCCTTGGCGAACCTATTTTGACCAAATTACCAAGTTACTAATCAAATTGAATGAGGCATCAAATGAACCATGAGATTGAAGATCATGACAATACTTTGTTGCTCATGCAGATTTTAGGTGACATCCAGAACCGTTCTTACATTGAGTTAGTACGAGATGTTGAGCAGAAATTAAAAGCAGGAATCGCTGAAGGTGAAATTCCAGAAGGTGAAGCTCCAGTTACACATCACTTTGCTCCTAATGTTTATATGCGACAGATGGATGCCCCAGCTGGTTCTTTAGTTGTTAGCAAAATGCATCGAACTGAACATTTGAATATTTTGCTCAAAGGTAGCTTAACAGTAGTCACTGAAAACGGTATTGAATTCTTGAAAGCTCCCATGGTGATTAAGTCAATGCCCGGAACAAAACGAATTGGATACTTTCATGAGGATAGCTCATGGATAACAGTCCACCCAACACAATTGACCGATGTAGAAGAAATTGAAAAAGAAGTGATTGTCCCTGAAGAAGAAATAGACAACTTCTTAGCTTCAATTGGGCACAAAGCAGAGGAGTTTAAGTTATGTCATGGGGAGCCGTAATCGCAGGAGGTGCAGCGATTGTTGGTGGCGCTATGTCATCAAATGCATCCAAAAAAGCAGGTAAACAACAATCACAAGCAGCCGAAGCGGCCGCACAGGCTCAGCTAGAGCAATACAACCAAACCCGCGAAGACCTTGCACCTTATCGTGAGGCGGGCGGTTATGGTTTAGAGCAATTATTAGCAGGTTACAAAGATGGCAGTTTGCTTAAGGGCTATGATGGCTCGCAACTTTATCAAGATCCTTCTTATAAGTTCCGGCTGAATGAAGGGTTGGGTGCAGTTCAATCTGGAGCAGCATCTCAAGGTTGGTTGTTAAGCGGTGCAACATTGCGTGCCTTAAATAACTATGGTCAAGAGGCTGCAAGCCAAGAATATAACAATGCCTATACCCGCTATACCAATGATCAGCAAAACCTCTATGCACGACTTAAAGACCTAGCAAACATGGGACAGAACTCAGCTGTTCAGACTGGAACAATGGGACAAAGTGCAGTAGGTGCAGCAGGCGCGAACTTGATGCAAGGCGCTAATGCATCTGCAGCAGGTACAATTGGGGCTAACAACGCTTGGACTAACACAATTGGACAATTAGGCTCCGTTGCATCTGCGTATATGAATAACCGCAACACTGGAACAAAGGTGGTTTAAATGGCTATTGATGCTTCTATTCCCTTACAAGCGCAGGGGATTAATGTTGCCAAGATGATTGATGATGGCTCTCAAATTGGGCAGATCTGGCAACAGCAGCGCTTAAACAAGGAGCTAGACCGTATCTACAATGAGTCGCAAGGTAATGTAGATAAAATGCTTCAATTGGGGCAGCAGTCCCAAATGGCTCGCTATGTGGTTCCTCAAATTCAAGCGCAACAAGCAGCACGTCAAAAAAACCTTTTAGACCAGCAAAAGACTTTAGCAGAAATTGCCAATACAACAGCACAAGCAAATGAGCGGACCGCAAATGCTGGTAATACCACTTTTGATACATCGCAAAAGAAATATGGTGCAATTCAAGGGGCGTTCCAACAGGCGGCAATGACTGGTGACAAGGGTACTGTGCTATTAGCCCTTGATGCTCTGCAAAGAACTGGCGCTATTACTCCTGAAGACTATGCTCACAACTTCAAAGTTGTAAGTGTTATGAGCCCGGATGAAATCAAGCAGTATGCAACTGGTAGCGGCTTACTTAATAAGGACTTAGCCCCTTATTTAAGTCAAACCAAAAACAATGAAGCTGACAATGCTACATCCGTTGCTAACAATATCCGCACTACTGATGCGTCACGTTATGCGACTGACACCGCAGCAGCTACAGCAGATAAAAACCGAGCTCAAGATGCTCAACAGTTTAGTCAGAAACAGCAACTTGATGAATGGCTGGCCAAGAACAAGCCTATTGGAACAGAGATGGGGAACGATGGTTATATGTATGCCATATATCCGGGTGGGAAAGGAGTAAGAATCTCAGATGAGAAAGGATCGCCCATCCAAGTTCAACCAAAAGGGTCCAATAGTACAGTTGCTTCTCAGAATGAAGAAAAGCAACGTATTAGCAGGGTTAATGCCGTGCTCGATGAGATTCAAGGAATCTTGCCGCAAGCTACAGCGAGCTATGCAGGTCGAGGTATCGATCTGTTAGCACGAGGAGTTGGCTTAGCAACTCCGGGTGATGTAGCAACTGGTAAGCTAGGAACATTAGGCGGTCAATTAGTAGCTCTTATGCCGAAAATGTCAGGCCCTCAATCTGATAAAGACGTTGCAATGTACAAGCAAATGGCTGGTCAGTTAGATGATCCAACCATTCCATTACAGGTTCGACAGGCAGCATTAGAAACTATTCGCAGCCTGAACAATAAGTATGCTGAGATGAATTCTCAGAATTCAACAACAGTTCCATACCGCACTAATAATCAGACGAATTCTCAACCGCAAAACCAAGCAAAGTTAAATAACATTTTATTTGGGCAGTAGAGTATTGCCAGGAGGCTTAGATGGCATCAGCTCAGAAATACATGCAACTGCTTAACAATCCAAATGCTCGTCGAATGCTTGATTTAATTGCTAGTGCTGAAGGTGTCAAACATGGTTATAACACTCTGTTTGGCAATCAGCGTTTTGATGATTTGTCAGGGCATCCCAATATTCGTAAAGCATTTACCCAAACAGATGGCAAGAAAAACTACACGACAGCAGCTGGACGTTATCAATTCTTAAATGACACATGGAATGGGTTATCTCGACAGTATGGTCTTAGAGATTTCTCGCCACAGTCGCAAGACATTGGAGCAATTGCTTTGCTTGACCAGATTGGGGCTCTTCCCTATGTGTTAAAGGGCGATTTCGGCACTGCTATTAAAAAGTCTGGTGGCACTTGGGCTTCACTACCTTCATCAAACTATGCTCAAAACAAGCGGTCATGGGACTTTATCAATAAGCAACTAGGTAGCAAGGTAAGTACTTTTGAGCCTGAATTTGTTGATTTAAAGAAAGTTGGGATTTCTTCTAATTTCCAACCGAAAATGATTGATCTTGCAAGCGTTGGAATTGGGACAAAATCCGGTTTTCAGCCTGAATTTGTAGACTTAAAGTCAGTTGGAATAGGTGTTTAAAATGGCTAGTCAAAATGATATTTCAGCCCGTATTGCAACTGCAAAAAAAGAAGGCTTCACAGATGAACAGATCTACTCAAGCCTAGCTTCAAATGCTGGTTTTGGTAAGCGCATCTCGATGGCAAAAAAAGAAGGTTATTCTGATAGTGATATAGCTAAAACTCTTGGACTTAACCTTCAAAAAGATCTAGGTGTTCAACAGCCTATTAAAGTGTCTGCAACTCGACAACCTTTTGATTGGCAAGCTGCACAACAGAAGGCTATGCAAGAACAAGCTAAAGCTGCAGGGCCTACAAGGTTATGGGAATCAGCATTGCTTGGTGCTTCTGATCTTGGAGCAGGGGTAGTGCAAGGTTTTGCTTATGCAGGTGATAAGCTCGGACAAGGGTTGAATGCTGCATTAGGTACTAACTTTGATACAGGCGCTTATGATCGTTTTACCAATCAACGGAAGGACATTCAAGACTTTCACCAAACGCGTCGCCAACAAGCTGGACAAGGATATGATGTAGCACGTCTAGGCGGACAAATAGCCGCTACTGCTCCGTTAGGTGCCTTAGGCCGAAGCTATGAGGGGGCAGCAATTCTTTCAAAAGCTGGCGCAGGTGTTGCAGCACAAAATGCAGCAGTTGGCGCAGCGATTGGAGGCGCTGGGTTTGCTGAGAACGGCAAACAGCGCCTAGAAAATGCAGCACTAGGTGGTGTTGGTGGTGCAGCGGGTGCAGCGATTGGTGAAAAGATTGGGCAGGGTGTTTCTAAGGTTGCCAGAACGGTTAAAAACACAGGTTCACGTGCAGCTCAACAAACAGCACAAGCCATTGATAAAAACCTCGATAATGCCTTACGTCAACAAGGGATGTCTCTTGGTGATTTATCTGATGATGTTGCTAATGGTTTGCGTAAAGAAGCCCGCGATGCATTAAAGGCAGGAAAGAACCTAAATCCCGAAGCAGTTGCTCGAAAGGCTGTTTTAGATCGTTTAGGGTTGAAGGGAACTAAGGCTCAAATTACAGGCAATGCAATCGATTGGCAAAAGCAGGCTGAACTGGCAAAACTTTCAGGTGCAGGTGACCAGCTAAGAGGCAAGTTAATTGATGACAATGTGCAACTCCAAAACCTTTTAAATCAGGCTGCTGAACGCACTGGTGGTAATGCGACTGATCAATTTGGTGCAATGCAAGGCGCTATAAGTTCTCTGAACTCTCAACTTGATCAAAATAAGCAATTCATTGGTGCTGCATATGATGCTGCAAAAAAAGCAGCTGGCAATGATGTAGTGATTGATGGGCGCGGATTCGCAAATGACGCTTTTACAGCTCTTGAACAGAATTACGCAGCTTCAAGCCTGCCACCAAGTGTTCAAAAGATCATAAAAGATGTGGCAGACAACCCAGATAAGTTCACTTTAGGTAAGTCAGAAGAATTAATTAAGATTCTTAACCGCGAATACAAATCATCGTTACAGATGGGTCAGCCGACAAGTTCGACATACTCAATTGGGTTAGTTCGTGATGCCTTGAATAAGCGCCAAGCTGAAGCAATGCAGGGGTTATTGACTAGTGGCAATGATGCTGCTCAAGCATATCAATTTGCAAGACAGGCGAATCAATTCAATGCAAACCAAATTGAAGGGATGCCTTTACTGCAAGATGTGCGAAAGGGTGTTGAGCCTGACAAGCTGTTCAATAAACATATCTTAAATGGAAATGTTAATGAGCTTGATAGAACCATTGAGCTACTCAACAATGTTAATCCTCAAGCCGTTAATGATATTAAACAGCAAGTTGTTCAATTCATTTCGAATAAAGCAATCAACCAGAATGGTCAATTTAGCCCAGCAGGAATGAAACGCGCTTTAGATGCTATCGGTGATCGACGACTTGCTACTATGTTCTCACCTGACGAACTTAAAAACCTTAAAGACATCGGGAAAGCTGGGCAGTACTTAGTTACTCAGCCACCTCATTCTTATGTGAACAACTCAAATACATCAGCAGCTTTAATGAATTACTTGGGTGGAATCATTAATAGACCGGGTGTTCGCGTTCTTTTAGCCCCTGTTAAAGATATTGCTGATAATCGTGCAGTTAACACTGCTCTACGTCCTGATGTATCTGGCTCACCAATAGCACCAACTCCGCCAACTGCACAAGAACAGTCTCTTATAGATCGTCTCGTTCAAGCTGGGTTACTTGGTGGCACAGGGTCAACAAGACAGTAAAACCAAACAAAACACATAACCGCCTTCGGGCGGTTTTTTATTTGAGGTCAATATGTATCCATTAATGACCAACGTCACAGCGCAATTTGTTGATGACAACGGTAAACCTCTAACGGGCGGGCAAGTGTGGACCTACGAATCTGGAACAACAACGCCTAAAGCGACTTATGTTGATCCAGATGGGGGAGCCAAGAACACCAACCCAATTATTCTGGATGAAGCTGGGCGCGCCAATATCTATCTAGATGATGGGGCATATCGGGTAAGGGTTTTATCGGCGGATGGAGTTCTTATTGCTGATACAAACAAGCTTTCCCGATATGTTACAAGCACTGAACTAGATGAATTTATTCAGCAAGTTCAAGACGGACTGGATGAATTAAATCAAGTCAAAGAATCGCTTAATACCATTGTTGAGCAAGGCATTGAAGCCCAAAAGGGTGTTGCTGGTGGCTTAGCCCCATTGGATGAAAACGACAAGATAGATCCGCTTTATCTCAAAACGAGTGACGCTCTAGATGTCGATGATTCAAAGACATTAGCGACTTCTAAGGCTGTTAAAACCCTGCAAGACAAGAAGCTCGAGAAGAAAGATTTAGCTTCTGGTGGTGCACCTATATTTGCTGCCCGTGCACGAGGATCATTCAAAGGCACCGATGGGACAAAAGTAGGAGATGGGGGGAATTTTAAGTCTGTAACACGCTTAGGGTTAGGCTCATATGAGATTGAGTTAACAACAGCTATGCCAGACACAAATTATCAAGTGATCCCAAAAGCTTCCAACAGTGGAGGCTCAGCGGCTCAGGATGCAAATCTTGATTACAGCTTCGCAAAGACCACAACAAAGTTTCGAATCGTTTGCACCTATGGGGGTGACAACACACAAGGCCGGTTCGACCCAGATTTAGTGGATTTCATAGTTTTCTAATAACACCCGGAAGGGTGTTTTTTTATGGATAAGTAAAAATGGCACAACTCGCTCCGATGATGCAACTACGTGCTCGCTTTGAAGACAAATGTGGACATCCTCTAGCTGGGGGCAATGTATTTGCATTTGAAGCAGGTACTTCTACACCAAAAGATACATTTGCTGATGCAGATGGAACAATACCAAACACCCATCCCATCAAACTAGACTCTCGCGGTGAGGCAGATATATTTCTTCTAACTGGTCGATATCGCTTTGTTGTTTATTCATGTTTTGGTGTGAAAATTTATGACGTGGATGACGTAGGTGATTGGTTTGGTACTATTAGTGCAGATAATGTCATTGATGGAGATAAGTCACAACACGATCTTAATAAACTTATTGATTACAAAAGCACACCTGAATATTACCGATTGATCAGTGATGTAGATGACATCCCCATGTTTCAGCGGTTGGTTGCAACAAATCCATCAAAGATCATTCTTCAACCGGGTAAGACTTACGATCTAAAGAATTACACAGCAGTGCTGCAAAAGTCCTGTGTTATTGAAGGTAATAATGCAATTGTTAAAGTGTCTGGTTCAAATGTAGGTTTTACCCCTAAACCAATGGTGCGCTCAAAGATCACTGCTTTGGCAGCTAAAGGGGACTTTGATGTTTATGTTACAGATGCTTCATTATTTAGTGTTGGGGATAAGCTGCACATCTACATTGGAGCAGACACAATTCTTGCGCCTGATCCTTATTATGAGTCTATCCAGTATGATGAGTCAGATGTTGGGTATACAGGGCAGCTAAATGCTGTTGCTGCGATTGATTTAGCAATCAATAAAATAACATTAAAAAATCGCTTGCTTTATAAAACTTCTGATAAGGGTTATCTGCAAAAGGTCTATGATGATGTGTTTAAGTTTAAAGATTTTTCACTTCAGCATGATGGCTTAACAAGTTCTAACCTTTTTTACAATTATGTCTGTAACTTGTTCTCTAATATTAAAGTTATTAATCCTGACGGAGGTTTAAAAGGTTTATCACCAAATCAATCTTTCAACTCAATAAAGCTAATTCACCAAAGCTCATTTAATTGTCATTATGTTGGGGCATACTTTGGTAAGGCAACTTGTGTTCACTTTAACCACGGGACAATAAATTTTTCAGTTTGGAAGTCTCATTTTGATGCACAGTTTAGAACTGATGGTGCTCTAGTCATGTATGCGGGTCCTGTAAATGGCCTATCATATAAAAACACTTTCTTATGGCATAGTTTTAAGTTTAATGATGTTAAGGTAACAGATGCAGCGGGGGTTTATTTCGGTGCTAAATGCCGTGATTGCACAAGTAATTTTGATAATTTAAATGGATTTTACAATGCATTTCGTGGGTACTTTGGATCTTATAATGCCAAAATCCTAAACCCTGTTCTTGAAAACTCAAAAGGTTCAACGATGCAAATGGTTGGTGGTTTTGATCTTCTTGTTCAGGGTGGGTGGTTTGATTATCCAGCTTATACTCGTTTTTGTCCTCGTTCAAAAATTCTAGATAATGATTTCCTATCATCATGGGTTGATGGCTCAACTGACATGATTAACGCGTTTCAGGTTTTCCCAAAAGCTACAAACGTGCTAGACAATATGGAATCCATAACAATCATTGGTAATAGATTTAGAGGCAATTTATCAATCAGTGTAGGCTTAAATAAAGGTGACATTGTAGATAATGATGCAGCTTTAATTTCTCTTTATTCTACTTCCGCTTCAGTTAATAAAACGAAGATTTCCGATAATAGAGTAGGGGGGATTAATATACGTCGATCTTTTGATGTGGATATTTTCAACAACACGATTGATGATACACCTTTAAGGAACCTAACAACTAAGCGTCTTGGCGGTATTCAAACTTCTGGCGAAGTAGTTGGTAGAGCATATAATAATACGATTATTGCTGAAAGCGTAGGCATCTACAATGAGACAGCAAATCGTAGTTTAGACAATGCTCTTCAGGACTTTAACAATAATATCAATGCTCCAACAAAAGTGAGAATGAACTTAAATTTAACAACAAATACGCCTGTATTAAACGCTGCAAATAAGGCATTAGTGGGCTCAGGTGCTTTGTTTTCAATTGATAGTTCAGAGTATAAGTGGAAATTAAAGTCATTTGATTCTGCAGCTGAGTTCGTTAAAGCAGATAGAAATGGCAATGAGACATATTCATACTCTTTGTCATTCACACCAGTAGCAAATGGTATTTATTCTGCGGGACCAAGAACTGTAAAAGGCGTATTGGTTGGAGATCAAGTACTTATTACTTGTCCTACACTTTCGCCATCAGATGGAGAATTTATTGCAAAAGTAACTAATACAGATGTTGTGCAAATCTATTATAGAAATTTCACAGCAAGTACGGCAGCAATTTCACATACTGTTTATGTAACTGTAGTTAAGTAGAGGTATTTATGAGCAATTTACTAACGGAGCTTTTGGATTCTTTGCTTATTGCAAATAATAAAGGTGAACACATAACTGCTTGGAACTTGTCGCAAGATGAATATGAGATTCTCATGTCTCAAATTGTTGAGTATGGTTTGTATGATAAAGGAGTGAATGACGAACATTATTTAGCAGGAATTGAAATTTTCTTGACTAGCTAGTTTGTTAAGTTTGTTTTTTGATGAGGTTAAGGGGTTTGAGTAGATAACATTCTAATGTTATCCTTTTATTCATTACCCTTTTATCCCAAAATGAAAAATGAGCATAAAATTTACTGATTTAGTGAAAATTTTCATATTATTGGCGCTTTTCTGTTCTGCTTTGTTAGCTCTTGCAATAGGTGTTTTTAAAGTAGATAAGTTATTTTTATTTATAGGGTGTTTATTGATTGCAGGCGCATTCCTCTTTAAGTCGCTTACAGATTTTAAATTTAGTGATTTTAGATAATTAAAAAGCCCTCTTTTAAGAGGGCTTTTTATTAGAACATTGTCTTAAATTTGGGTATGAGCTGGTCAGCTCCAAATACGCTTAAATGATCATCATCAAAGTATAGTGGTTTACCATCTTTAGTAGTAACACACTTATCAGCATCACAAAAAGCTGAAGTAATATCAATTATTTCTGCACCACATCTTTTAGCTGCTTCTACTTGAGCTTCATTTGAAAGCTTACTTCTTTCTTGAAAATCTGCAAAAGATTGGTTGATTGGTGCATCGTTTTTCAAAATTGATCGATGGGCTAATACTTTTGGAATTTCTATTGTGTACTCAGGAACAGATGAGATAATGAATAGCTTTCTCTCGCCTCTGAATTTGCATACTGTGTCTACATATTTGGTATGCATTTCTTGGGCATATTCTTTTGAATACGCTTTATAAGGTTTGGTGATGTATCTGATCGGTGTGTTTGTTTCTTCAGGCGCACCATGGAAAAGAACATTCAGGCGATTGATGATTACAATAGGGGTATTTGGGTACTCATTTTTGGCTTTAGTGATTAAGTTAGAAATAACTTCACCACATTTGTAGTCTGGGCTGTTTATTTTCTTAATACCTTCTACTGTTGGGCATCCTGAATAGGTCCAGTCAAGAACAGATGTGCCTTTAGGAGCAGCCTTTTCAATTGAGCGAATCATCGCTGCACCATGACTATCACCAAGAACAATTAGACTTACTTTGCCTTCACCATATTTACACTCAGGGAGTTTATCGCCAGATTCTAAATGGCATTCCTTCATGCGTGGATTCCGGTCTTCAGTCTCGTTTGTGATTAGCTGTATGTTTTCGGGTAAACGATCTTTATAGCCATTAAATGCGAAAATTGAGGCTAACATTACAGTCGGGATGCTGACATAAAGCGCAGTAGCTCCATAAGCAGCTTTTGTAGACCTATTTGAAAGCCATTTACGTGTAGGTGTTTCAATGAACTTATATGATAACCAACCGAAAAGTACAGAAAGGAAAATTGCAGAAACTATAAATACACTTTGATGGGAAACCTCAAGGTAGTTTAAGTAAAATACTAACGGCCAGTGCCACAAGTAAATAGAATAGGAGGTATTCCCTAGGAACTGTGCAATCTTATTGTTTGTGAAGAAAGAACTGTTATTGGCTGCCAGTAATACTAGGAACGTACCAATTACTGGAACTACAGCATTATAAGAAGGCCATAATGTTGTTGTAGAGAAGAAAGCAACAGATGCAAAAATCAGTGCAAAACCTACTAGCTCAATAGTAAAGCTTGTTTTTTTAGAAAAGGTTGTTTTGTTGAAGAATAGGTAAATTAATCCGCCTGCCATCATTTCCCAAGCACGTGTTGGGAGTAGATAAAATGCGGCAGAAGGATTGATCTTGGAAACTACAATTGACAAGACAAATGAAATTACCAATAAAAGACAAAAAGATATTGTTAAGGCTTTCTTTGATTTAAACGCTTTATTAATTAAGTAAAGAAAGATTGGAAGTAAGATATAGAATTGCCACTCTACTGACAGTGACCACGTGTGTAAAAGGAGCTTTTCATGCGAAACAGCATCAAAGTAACCTGATTCTCTAAAGTATTGAATATTAGATATGAAACTTAGGCTCGTTGCTGCATGCTTTCCAAAGTCTTTGTATTCTTGTGGTGTTAAGGTAAACCAGCCTACAAGTGCAATTGTTAAACATAAAGCAACTAATGCAGGAATAATTCGATTGGCCCGAGATAAGTAAAACTTAAGGAAGCTGAATGAATCTTTTTCTATTCCAGATACAATGATTTTAGTCATTAAGAATCCAGATATTACAAAGAAAACATCAACTCCGACAAAGCCACCATTGAAGCCCAGTATTCCGAAGTGAAAAAGCACAACAAAAGCAACGGCATAAGCTCTTAATCCATTAATATCGTATCTAAATTTCTGATTCATCATATTTAATTCTTGCTATACAAGTTGGTACGAATTTTATAGAAACAGGGTGGGAATATAAACCATTTTGTTTTACTCAACAAACCACCACAAGCCCTAGCTTTAAATAAGTTAGGGCTTTTTTATTGCCGAAAAATTAGGGGTAATTATGGAACCAGTTTCCACTAGCGGTTTTACAGCACTTTTAAAATTATATGGGATTGCAATCATGGTGACTTTAGCAGTCGGTTTGGTTGCAGCAGTTGTATTGATGACACGTATGCCACGCTCACCACAAGAGTGGGCCGTAGGCTTGATCTGTACGGTTGTATCAAGTCTAGCGGGCGGTTCATTCATTATTGTGAAGTGGGGGCTTCATGAATGGGTTACTGATGTATGGGGGATGATCGCACTTGGTGGATTCTTCTTTGTTTGTGGATTACCCGGTTGGGCTTTAGTCCGTTGGATCTTTAATTTCATTGACAAACAGGAAGGTAAAACGATCGTTGAAGTGATCAAAGAGTTTAAGAAAGCCAGAAAAGACATTGAAAACAGCTAATGCCGCCTTCGGGTGGCTTTTTTACGTCTAAAGGAAAGTGAAATGAAAATTGAACAATATCTTGATGATTTGATTAAACGCGAAGGCGGTTATGTAAATAATCCA